TTATATATAATACTCCGACTATTAACTTCAGAACCAGTTTTAATAGTAGGTCTACCTTCACTATACTCTAGTAACCTATCTAAATCACTTTCATCCATTAAATCAAAATACCTATCATATATAGTAGAAGGACTCATTTCCATTCTTCTAACAAACCAATCTCCATCTTCTATAAAATCCAAATCTGGATCTTTATCGTAATCACAATTTAATGGATTAACCCTTTCAAACACAGGTTCTCCATTTAAACTGCTAATGTAATATATCTCTTCTCCTGCTATTAAACCATCTTTCCACCCTTTTAACAACTCATTTGCTAAATTGAGTTTTTCTTTTAAATAGTTTAATGCGTGATAACCGATATTTTCTGCTACACTTTTATAAGTAAACTTCATATATTTTTCTATTTCTTCCGGAGTTATAGGTTCACCATTTTCATCTACCTCGTCTTCGTTTAATAAAATAGACATCATATATTGCATCAAAAGTGTTTTTTTCTGTTCTTGTAATTCAGTAACAACATCATCGTTAGTTTGAATAACTCGTAAGCTGAATGGACGTTTGCTTTCTTCACCTATCAAAAGATCAATCTTCGGCCGAATGATATTAAAATTTTGTAGCTTAGCTGGAAAACCATCTTCTACCTTATAAGGATCAGTAACATATTTAAAATCTTCTTGATCAAATACACTATTATATAACCCATATGCAATAGACATTGCTTCTTTACGAGAATCAGCACTAACAAATCCATCACCACCTTCCCTTGCTATAACAGCATCTACCGATGCTTTTTTCCACTCCTCTGTTTTCTTAGAAAGAGGTAGTTTTTGTATAGGAAAAGTAGATTTGTCAACACTCATATTAATTCGAATTAAATTATTAATTTAGTTGGAGGGTTATTAATATCTCTAAATAACCCACTTTCAAAGAGTTTTTTCTTATTTTTCTCTTTTTTATTTTTCACATTTATGTGATGTAATTCTTGTATATATATCATAACCATCATTAAAGCCATAACCCGGTCAAAGTTACCATCTGGATTATAAGATATTAATTCTTCTAACAATGGTTCTGAAAATATTTTTGTAAGATTTTTCTTACCTGGAGCATATTCTTCATTGAGCCAATCTTTAATTAAGCCTTCTCCCCAATCTTTTATTGGACCATTCATATGAATGCCTTTACCTCGTTGTACTCTACTATCTTGAACAACATCTTTAATAGTATCTGGTTGATCAGCTAAAAGATATTCACAATGTTTATGAGAAAAATAAGTAAATAATCCTTTTTTCTCATTTTCATATAATATTTTAGCATTATAATACAATGTTAATTTCCTAACCCTTTCGTAAAATTCTTCAGCAGTATTAGGACGACCAGTATATTCAGCGACAGGTAAATCATAATATTCTTCAAAACTTTGTATACGTTTATATACTATAGCAGATCCAAGAGAATTAGTACCAGATTGATCATGATCATATGGATCAACCCCTATTACATATAAACCATAAGGAGTATCATCAGGAGGATGTTCCCATATAACAATAGCACCTGCTGGATCATCATCAGGATCAAGTCTATATTTAATTAAATCCTTAAGCCGACTATTTATTTCCCATTTTAATTTACCACTATGATCAAAAATTAATTCACCGACTTGTTTAAAATTACGTAACGCTTCATTGTTCCTAATATAAGCTAAATGGTTTTGTAATTCTGCTTTTGGAAAAATATTAGAACTAATGTTTAAAGTAGCTTCAGCAGGAGATACTGGCTGCTCTGCAATATGCCTATCTATAGCTCGCCTATCTGATGCATTCTTTATAACCTTCTCTCTTTGTTCTAATATATATCGTTTAGCAACAACAACCCTGGTGTTTCCATCTTTATCCATAAATGGTTCACCATGTAAATCTTTTACTTCACCGTTATAAGCCCCTTCTAGATTAGCATACTGTGGTACAAAGAAACCACACTTCGTATTAAGAAGGTGGTCATCCCATATATTTTCAAATATCATGCAGTTATAGGCATCAGGTCTTTCAAATAACTCTCTCAATCCTTCATAGTTTGCATCTTCAGTACCACCTGTACCAAAGGCTATTATTATGCCGAAGACGTTAGACCCTTGTTCTACAGACGGTCTAGCCTTCTGCCAAGCCTCTAATAAATGTGGAAACTTTCCAGCCTCTTCAAAAATAATTAACTTTCCTGATTTACCTCTGGCTTTATCTGGATCATTCTTTAAAGTAACTCCCATAATCTCAGACTTATAACCTAACTCTACTTGTACCCCTGTTTCATCCTTAGATATAAAAGATGCACGTTTATGCATTTTAGTATCTACCCTTTGTCTTTTTTTAAACCAAGCAGTATTCTGATCAATAAAATCCATACCATCCCATGCCTTACTGAGTATTCCATCTTTAATTAAATATTCAGCTTCTGATGCAAGAGCAAAGTTTTTAGAATTCCTATAGAAGTAAAAATTCCTACAAAGCATAGATGCTACCTTAAAAGAATATCCTTTACGTCTTGCTTTAAGAACAACCATATGTTTACCCAATTCAACTGCCCTATCAACTGCTTCAAAGAAAAACCTATCGTAGTCATAGAACATTGGAAAGTCTCGTCGCTTATCTATAATTTTATTCTTCTTTCCTCCTATTTCAACTTCAATTTCTTTAACAAGATCAATAGGAAAATAATTCAAATAGAAATAAAAGTAACCTGGTATCCAGTCCCCATCTTCTGCAGTAAACCCATGCATACACCTTTCTGCCTCTTGAGTCCAATATTTAATGTACTCAGATGTACCAGGAGGAGCATATGTATATCTTTCATTTTCCTGAAAGTATATAGCAGGCCCTCTAAACTTATCGCTATTAGTAGTTACTTTTAATTTTAGATCATTCATTATAATTCAAATAAACCAATTGATTGGCCACCTCGTACATTACTATTCTCCAATTGTTCCTTTTCTACTTGCCTAGTTAAAATATCTAAAGATTTAACTAATGAACCAAGTTCTTTGGTATTTTTTATAATTTCATTTGCCATATCTGGCGTAACATTATCATAATATTCTTTAATTTTATCTAAAGCTATATTTGCTGCTTTAAGCAACCGCAAAGTTGGAGTTTCCTGTAAAGACAAAAACTTTTTAGTTGCTTTCTTGACATATTCATCAGGTTTCCATTCCTCTGCTAATTTGCCAAAACAATCCAACTTTACTTTCCTTTCACGTTCTTTCTCAGAGTATCCAGAATAAGGAGAGGTATAAGCATACATAAAAACAATATAAGAAATTTCAGAAGTAGCCTTTTTCTTATCTTTACTTTTATCTCTATCCCATAGAGCTTTAAACTCTGGTATCCAAAGAGTGGTTGGATTCATTTGCACCACTCCGTTTACTATATCAAATAGTCTCACTTTGTATATTCTTTATATGCATCGTAAATCATCTTAATCTTATCATAATCTTTTTGATCTCTAGCTGTCTCAAGAGTTTTACGTGCACTGTCTTTGTTTTTTAATTGAAATCCTAATAAAGAAACCATTACAATAAATGTATCCTCTATGTTATTATATAATACTTCAAACATTGTATTCATCCTTGATGATTTATTTGAATTCTTTTTTTGTATAAACGCTCCAAAATAACGAATTCGGATGGGTCTTTCATCGACATCATCCGATATAATATCTCTAGTAAATTTTAATGGAGAATAAACAACTTCTTTAACTATTCGTTTGTCTATACCATATTTATTTGCTAGTTTTGTTAATAATCTTCTTTGAAAATCCACTGACATTTTTATTGTCTTTTATTTTAGACACATCATGTGTTATCTCATTTATTATTGTTCTACGAAAAAAATTAAAACTTGGTATGAAAGTTCTCACCCCAACTTGGGTTTCTTCTTTTAGATTATATCTTTCATCATCGACCCAAGTTAATTTTTTAATTGCTTTCTTCCAAAATGTAATCAGAGAAAGACCTGAAGTTGTTGTCGAACGTTTCATCTATTTCTAAAGTTATAGTTATTTCAATTATTTCATTTTTTTCACTATTTTCTTTAATGGGCCTAATGTGATCATTAATAACCCATTTACCAGTTGGTCCTCGAACCAAGAGTTTTTTCTCTTTCAAAGTATGTAAATACTTACTTAAATTAGCTTCACTAATTCCTAATTTTTTAGTTATTGCTTCTCTAATAAAATGTTTATTTATATCTTCAGGATCAGCTAAATCATCTGCCGCCAATAAAAGAGAAAGTACCTCCGCCTCTCGATTAGAAAGACGAAGGATACCATTAAGTACTCTAACATATTCTGAATACAACTCCTTCTTTTTAATTTTTTGCTTACTCCTCAGGTTCATCTCTACCTTTTTCTTCTGCAACCTCAATTTCAACATATTCTCTAACTTCTCCATCTTCAGCTTTACGAAAATGCAGACTCATAGCAGAATTACACTTTGGACAAACTAATCTAATCTCATTGTGATTATCTGTAGGCAAAACAGTTTGAATACCATCTTTTATATCTTTTTCTACAACATCGATATTACCACAATTATGACAAGTCATAATTAAATCACCTTTAGTCCATTCAACCCATTCATCTGTATCGAGTTCTTTAAATTCTTTTGGTTGGTGAACATAATATTCTTCTTCAAATTTTTCATCATCAGGATCTATTTTCCTGTCTTCTAGTTCTATTTCTTCATCAACGTATTCAAAAAACTCACCTATATTGTTTTTAACTATATAAGGATCTATTGCTATTGCTGAACCCGAATAATAATATTCATCTTCCCCTATGTCCTCAGATACTACTCTAGATACATACTTGGCAAGATTATAATCAAATGTTAATTTAGTACCTTCTACTAAACCTAAAATTGCCTTCAACGCCTTAACAGGCGGAAATTTAGTATTCATAATTATTAATTTAAATATTTAACAAATATTACCTCAATCGTATTAGTTTTATCAAAAAGTCCCTTAACTGAAAACTCTGAAAAGCTAGAGAAATCAAATGTACCTAAATCATATATACGTGGTTTCAAAAGACCAACTTTCTCTAACAATTTAAACAGCCCTGATCGCTTGACCGAAACCGTAACATTGTAACTAATATCCTCCCTAACTTCTTTTTTCATTTTAGACCGCGATGCCGAATTTGACACCGGGTTACGTTTTGCCCTCGCCATAATAAACGGTTTTAATTAATTTATAACATATACACATACGTAAATAAAACAAAAAGGTTACAAAAAAATACAATTATTTTCAATAAGGTATAAAAAAAGCCACCTTTCGGTGGCTCAAACCAGGTTGTGCCTAGTTATCTTCTGGCTACATTCGCCCGGTTTGATTTTTCTTTTGATTCTGTCGATCGGGTATGTGCGTGGTCCTAGTAATCTTTATACCTGTCTATTATATAAACGTATACAGTTTGCGTAATCTTAATGAATAATTTAAATTTTTAATTTTTTCTTTAATTCCTTATTGGCTGTTATATATTGAGATGAACTTTCCCTCCCCTTGTATTAACCTCAAATATGAGAGAATCCCTAATCACATGTTTAATATGACCTGAACCATGGATACAGTTAAACTGTAAATCATTTTCAGTAGACAGGTAGGACCTGATCCAACACTCGTCCATTATTAATAGGTTAGTGAAGTTGGTGGCCTCTCTATTTGAGATGTTTCCTGTACTATTTTGTACGCCCTTTATAGTCTCTGCCCTAAGTGGTTTTAATTCTCAGCGGACTTTTAACATAATGTTATACGATACAAAAAAAGAAAGGTTACAAAAAATGCAACTTTTTTTTAAATTATTTTTTCCCAAATTTTTTCGGGGCTAAGAGCTCGCTTCGCTCGCCTTAGTTAAAACCCTGGTTTTTCAATAAATTCTACATCATACTTCCGTATCATGGATACCCCTTTAATTAAATCAAATTCTTGTAATGCCCTAAGTTGAAATACAATTGTATCACCTACATTAAATCTAGTTTCATCTTCAGGTTTTTGTATAACTATTCCTGTCTGAAAGTTATTATTAACATCTGTAATAACTTCTTGCATAATCATTTCCCTATCAGGGTCCATAGGGTCTGAATCAGGATCAACTGGTCTGCTTTCGAACCCTTTGTCTTTATGAGTTCTTATTTTATTTGGGGCTATTAATATTCTCCCTTCTAAAGGGGTATAATTCGTACCCTTTTCTATTAATCTCAGTGTTTTCTTATTCATATCTAATTTAATTAGTACTTAAATTTATAAATCTATATAATACTGGTTGTTCCGTACATAATGGACAACTAGTTGGTCCAACTGAAAGTGGTCGAGTCATACTCGATGCTATAGGAGGCATATTATATTTCTTCCCACAAGCTCTACAAGTACGTCTCATTTGAGGATTGTGAAACTTATTATTAATTTCCACTATCTCAGTGACAGAAGGACTTATTTTTTCTACTTTAATATTTGTTAAGGCACTTATAACAAACTCTCGATAATGTGGATCTCTATGCATGTCTTTTACTATTTCCTTTTTATTTTCCATTTAAAATAACCCATTGCTGCTATACCAAGCATTACTATACTAAAACCAGACATTGCAAATAAACCTGTCCTGTAACCAACATATGCGTAACATCCATTACCAACAATTGAGAACAACCAACCCAATGTCTTTTTATTTGCTAACATTGTATACCCAATGAGGAGACTGCTTGCTGCTATATAATCTAATACCATACCCAGTTTAACGTATATATGTATATAAAGTTACATTTTTTGACATATTTTTGCAATTTTTTATAAAATTTTTTTGCAACACGATATATTTGTGAGAGCGTATACGACCCTATCAATTACCCCCTACCGCCTGGCGTGCGGGTAAAGTCCCCCCTATTCAAAGTGGACTTCAATAAATAGTGGAAATCATGATAGAAAAACGAATCTTCGAAGTAACACAGGTTGGCGAAAAGCAAGAGAATGGCACTCGATCGGTAAAGTTTGAGAGTATTGGTGAATTAGGTGAGGGTTTCTTTGCACCAAGGAGAAAGCTCTGGGTTAAGACCAAGAGGCAAGCGCCTAAGATAGGTACCAGGTATCTCATTGAGGTCAAGGATACGTTCGTTGTAGAGTATCATGATGATAAGGACAATAAGGATAAAGCAGTCACTTATATCATCGACGGTACTATCGAAAAGGCATAATAAGGGGCAGCGTCCCCTTTTTTAGACAACCAATATAGCTTAACTGGCTGTAATGATGATGCCATGCAGTAATTCAGGTCTGCAGAGAGTGTGAAATATACCAGTAACACAACCAAAACCAACACGTTGCACTTGAAACTCAATCATCGGCTAGCTACAGAGTTTCGTAAACATTGTTAAGGCATTAGTCTTAAGGTGGCTCATAACAGGTACGTGGATTAAAAAAGCCTGTTTAAAATTTAACTGCAGTCCAAGGTAGCATATATCTGGTTAGCGTAGCCTTCCGAGGGAACACTGCAGGTAATTCGGAACTACCTTGTATAACACCTGAGCAAGTGTATAAACTACTCAACCTGTCCCTTTCACTTGAGATGATAGCCTCATGATGAATCCTGGCTAATGTGGAGTTCGAATCCCCACAGGGGCACAAATCAACACATTAAAATGATACATTGGATATATCTAATATTAGCATTTTTAGCAGGAGTAACATTCACACTCCTAATAATAATCAATATGGTAAACAAAGAAAATAACGACTTTGATTAGTCAATCAGTTTTAGTAAACATGTTGTTGTTTCATAAAAAACTAACATTTGGGGTGTAATTCCCTGATGATAAACTCAACTAATCAAAGCGTCAAAAGAGAATAGCACGTGGTCTCTAAACAACCGTGCTTAAACATATCAATAATTAATTAGGTAATAATTAACAAATCAAAAACATGCACAAAAAAGTTACATCAACAGCAGTTGACACCCTTTGTATTTTTCTAAAAACATTCAGTGAACAAATTAAAATCAAAGGAAGTCTCATTGAGAAACTAAAAGACTATGAAGTACCTTACAACAGTGTAATACCTCAAATATTACGCGAAAATAGTATTGCCAAACTTAGCAATGGTACATGGATTTGGACAAGTAAAGTTGAGCCCAACAGAGAAATGGCTAAAGCTATCTTTCTTGCTTGTCGAAAAAAAACAACCAAAAAGAAAACTGAAATTGAAACAAATAAACAATTCAATGATTTAACAATTCCACGTGATAACCATTTCAAATTAATAGCATTCTATGACCCCAAAACAGGTAAATATCATAGTGCTAAACGAGAAATTGAAAAACTAAGCGAAAAAGCAAATACTTTACAAAAAGAAATCCAACTTCGATCAAAAGAATGGGATATGATTATAAGCAAAATCAATGCTATTAAATCAATTACATCATAATCTCTTAATTATCATAAGACAGGAACACTTTCTCACGCCTAATTAACGTGATAAGAAAGTTAAACTGGGTGTATTGATAGCACCAAAGAGATTTACACTGTGATGATAGATAAGCTAAGTAGCGATCCTTACATGTTGTCTATCATAAAAGCCGAAAAACACTGTATTAATCTACCAGTCAAAGTTACCATAT